CAATTTGAGCTTTTGCACGTTGTTTAATGGCGTTTTGAAATACACTCGAATCTTTGCCGTAAACTTTAATTGTCGCGTCTAATTCGACACCACTAACAGGGTGTTTTAATTTTACATCAACACAATCAACGGGCAATAACTGCAATAAATCCATGATAAAACCTTTTTATAATTGCCCCTTGTTACAGGGGCATGGTTAATTAAGGAAGCGCAACAGGAATAATATCTGTGTTTATTTCTAAATTAATAGAACCCGACAAAATTTGGTCAACACTACCCACGTTTGTCTTAAATGACATAACCATAGCACTAAAGTAGTCTTTTGAGCCGTCTTGGTATGTGATGCGAAACGCTTTGTTAGCATCAGATGCTAAAGCTGTTTTAACAAGGATTTGCCCTGCATCATCACGGTCTAACGCTAACTGTAAAGCCATCGTACCGTCATTATAAGAGCCTTTACGCTTAATCGTACGGCGGCTTGCAACAGGGTTATGTGTTACTGTTGCATATTCGCGACCAAACTCGCCTAAATCTGTTACCTCGCCAATGGCTGCCCACGTTAAAGCTGCATAACCTGCCGCATCATCGGTTGCAGGTAATACCGCACTAATGGAGATAGTAGTACCCGCGCTAGTTTGTACAATTGAATCTGTCATTTGAGTTACCTCTATTTAATTTGCTGATATGGGATAGACACAGGCAACATATACCATCCGTCTTTAGTAAAACCAACGCCTACACTGCCTGTCTTGTCTATTCTAACATTGTTAGATAATAACGTATTTCGTGCAAATGCGCTCAAAATTAAATCTGCAATCTGTGCGGCTCTAACTGTGCCTGTGCCATCTTTTACTAATACTAAACATTGCATAATACCTAGCGTTTGGTCTGTTGTTGCAATACCTAGTGCATTAGTTCCTGCATTCAAAATACTAACGCGAATATGCTCGCCTGTTGGTGGATTCGGCTTGCCATTGTTTAGGCTGTTAGGATAGTAAATTGTAGGCAATGATGCTTTGATTGTCTCTAATTTATCAAAGAGTGCCAACTCAATTTGTGCTTGACTCATTGTACACTCCTTACCGCATTTTCTAACTCTTGCAATGCTAATCTTGCACTAACTCGCACCATGCCGCTCGGTGCTTGTTGGCTGTGGCCATACTCTAAGGCTCGTGCATAAGGTACTTTGTTTGTTAAATAAAACACATGGCCATTTGCTGTATTAGCAAATGGTATAACATGGTCAATACTTCCTTGTCTGTTTGCCGCCTTCGTTGCGCCTGTGTATGGCTGGTCAAGTGATGCTTGCCAGTTAGCCCTAAACAATCCCGTATCGACTGGACTCATATTATCAACACGTCTGCTAATGTTAATACAAAACGCTGCCACCGCTTTAGCTTCTGTAATAGCTAATTTACGCGCCAGTTTTTTAATATCATCATTAAACGACATCACACACGCCCTTGCACAATATATAAAATACTTGTGTCGCTTGGTTTAATCTCTTTAACAGCAACAATACTGTATTGCAGCCCGTTTGTCTCAATTCGTTGTTTTGCGCTAATCGCAAATGCACTAGACACTAAAAGCTTAACATCATGTGCTTGCAATACAAAATCGTTGTTATCTTGTGTGCTAAATTGAGTCTGCACAAGTTTAATTGTTTCACTCGTTTGGCTAATTGTTGGCTGATAATCTGTGCCTGTATTAGTCTCTGTAATAAGCAAAGCATCGCGCCCATTTTCGCGTATTAGACGCTCAGATAATGCCGCTAAATTAGCGTAGTTGATAGCCATTACAACGACCTCATAACACTTGTTGCGCTTGCCACATAATCAGACAAGGCTGCGTTAATTGAGCGTAAAATAGGTGTTGCGCTTGCGTTTGGTTGATACTCAACTTCTAACACGTCCACTTTTTCGCGTTTAACAGCTCGCTCGGTTGTTGCGAGTGGGTCATAACCGTTGGCAATAGATAACGCAATAACGTGCTGTGCTTTAATAATACCGCTCGGTACTGTTGCACTATCTAACAATACATTATCAACATAGACGTATTGACGCGGCCAATCTAGCACTTGGTCATTGTCTGTCTTGTAACCTTTGTATTGTCGCGTTTCCATATAGTCTAGTGCTTTAGTTAAAGCAATTGCGGCATTAGGTGCGGTAACAGTTACACCACGCGCTAAAGCAAAGGCAATAAAGTCATCATCTGTTGTATAGCCAATTGTTACTGTCATGTTTTATATCAATCCAAAACAATCACAAAGTAAAAAAGGGCGGTTAAGCCCCTTTAGTCGATTAACCAAGCAAAGTGGCAGTGTGCTCAGGTTTGATGTTTTTAACGCCCCATGCTAACGCAATCTCATAACGGATTTTGCGATAACCTGCGTACATTGCAACCTCAAACGCCAAGCCGCTGCGTGGGTCTTGAATGGTCATTACATCAATAGCCATATCGCCCTCTTGTGGACGCTCAGGCATACGAGTAGCTAATACAATCGCACTACGGCTAAACGCCATGTTACGCGGCGAAGTAGCCAACACAGTAATAGCACGAGTTGCAGCACTTTGAGCTTTACGCAAACCAGGCGCGGCTAAAGTAATTGTATCACCGCTTGCAGGGTTAGCACCTGCAAAAGTAACAGAGGCAACAACATACTGGTTGGTATCATTAGCGAATGTAATAACATCACCTGCACTCACAGTGCCTGTACCTGCGGTAGCCAATGGGATAACGGTTTGACCAACGGTGAACGCTGCCGCTGTGCTTGTGGCACTTGCCATTGTGCCGCTCGTTGGGTTGTAAATCTGTGCGGATTCACGAATCGACACACCACTAGGCATTGCCAATACGCCTTGTTGAGCAAGGGATTGGTTGGCAGTATCACGGGCAGAATTGATATTGTACAAAGTATGCAAGTTTGCACCTGCGTTTGTATCAATAACTAATTGTAAATCGGATGTTGGTGCGCCATTGTCAACCAAGATTTTACGCGCTGCGCTTAATGCGGCGGTATTAGTGATAAATGGCACTGTACCCACTGTACCTGCTGCGCGGCTAGTGGTTGCGTATAAAGCAGCCAAGTCCAACTCAACAGCATTAGCAAGAGTACGCATAGCTTGTGCGATTTGGTTAGCGCGGATAGTTAAATAGCCTGCACCACTATTTAAACCGACTTGCTCGTTACCCTCCCAAGAAAATGGCACGGCTTTGGATTTTGTAATCTTCACGCTCACGCTGCCAATAGTTTGGTCGGCTGCGCTTGGTACTGACATTGCAGGAGTAGTATCAACCATGCTATTGCTAGATGGTGCTACGGCTACGGTAACGCTTTGGTTGACTGCTGCGCTATTAACTTTTGCATCAACAGTTACGGCTGGAATAAAACCAATTAACTCACGAGAAACAACATCTAAAGCCGCGTATAAATCAGGAATCAAACCTGTTAATGTGTTAGACATAATAATAAAACCTCTTAGCTAGTGATTGTGCCGCCATTTTTAAAATGTTCGGCCCTTTGGTTTGGATTCATCGCGTCAAATTGAGCGCGTGTAATCGTTTTAGCAGCACCGCCACCATTCAAAGCATTTTTGCCATGGCCACCACTTGAAACGGTAGCTTTTAGCATTGCGGCATAAGTGTCTGATTTTAAAATATCAGCTTTAAACCCTGCCAAATCTAACGAAGTAGCACCGCCGTCTTCGTCTGTAAATGTGTATTTATCTGTTTCAGGGTCATAACTTACCCTATCAGAAATTAACTTTTTAAACGCTTTAGCCCCTGCATCGGTTGCAAGTGCTGATAATTCATTAACAACAGCATCACGCGCTTTTTTGATTACAACAGCATCACGTTTAGCGATTCGCTCTTCGTACTGTTTAATCGTTTCACCGTGTCGCTTTTCGCTGTCTGCTAAAATTTCATCAATTTTACCTTCGGCTTTTAACTTTTCTAGTGCCTTTCGTTCGGCTTCGGCTGCACGTTCGGCTTCTTTCGATTTATAGCCTTTTAACTCACTGGCTAATGTATCGCGCTCTTCGCCTTTGCGTTTCATCGCACCGATGACCGTAGCAAAATCTTTATGCTGATAAATCTTGTTGCCGTCTTTTTCGACTTCAACATAATCAGCTCTAAACTTTTCAGGGACATCTTCTAAACTTGTAACTTCTATCATAATCAAAACCTTTGATTGTGTGGTTATTGTACGCCTATTTGTGCCACAGGCAAGGGCATACTCTCTATCATACTGATAATATCCTCAGCCTCACCGCTAAGATACCCCCCTGCAATCAATTTCTCAATAGCCATCTGAGGAGTCATTAGTCTATCCATGACTAACTCACGAATTGCCCGTACTTCATCGGGTGTAAGTTTCGTAGATGTAAACTCACGATTCAACACTAAATCAACATCTGACGGCATCAATGCTAAACCTTCAAACTCTCCACAATAAGCAATGATGTTTTTATATGCTCGCTCAATGTTATTAGTTAGCATTGTTAAAACGCTTTTTTCGTTAGCGTCTTTAATCTCGACCTCGCCTAGCGTTTCTTGGCTCTTGTCTTGTGTGTCAAAACGTCCACCAATGGCGCGAATTTGTTTAGCATTTTCTTCCATGTAGCGAAATAAAGCATCACCATCAGCCGTGAGTTTTAGAATATCAATGCTTACGCCATCGGGTAAAAAGTTATGAACCCCTGCACCAAAAGCGAAGTATTGACGACCATTAATTTTGTCGAACTCTTCTTTTTTGCTTTCATCCCATCCGCTCGAATAGCTTGTATCTTGTAAAATGCGTAAACGCTCTTTTAAGTCTGCACTTACTTGATAACGTGCGTGTGCTTTGTGGCACAACGGCGCAAGATAACCACCTTCTAGCTGTAATGTTCCTGCGAGTTTGCGCTCGGTCTGTACCACTTCAACAGGTATGTAGGTTAAGTTTTTGCCCATCGCTTGTGGATAAATACGCTCTTCTTTTTGGATTGATGCTTGGCCGTTATAGACTTCTAATTCTTGCCAATAACCTAATTCATCGATTCCTAATTCTAAGCACACAGTAACATTAAAATTTGTACCGTTTTCGTCCTTGCGTATTTCGTCAGACTCTAAGCGCATATAAGTAAATGTTAACCGTCCGTTTACTTTGCCAAACGCCCAATCTTTTAATGATTCGCGTGTGTAGTGCTTAATGCTTGCGCGTTGATTTAGTGCGGCTTTGTCTGCAATAGATAATTCGACATCAAGTCCGCTTGGCAATTGGTCATACTCAGCAAGTAAAATATGATAGCCAACTTGTAAACAATTGCTTGCTGTAATCTCGATTGATGCTTGTAAACTCAACCAATCCCCATCGCTATCATCAATTAAATAGTTTAGGCCATTAGGCAAGTTAACCTTAGCAGGGTGGCGATTCATTGCGCCCAATAAATCGTTTAGGGTTCGGTTTGGGAAGTCCTCAACCTCTGCACCCATCTTGTACGCTTCGTAACGTCTCAATTGCTCAGGTGTATTACATTCAAG